CTGCCCCAGATAGTTCTGAAAGCCGGACGCGCCGGCCTCCACCTCCTTGACCTGTACCACCGCCACCGGCGTCTTCCGCCCCTTCCAGACCTCCTTGGGCCAGGCGGAGAGGGCCTCAATGCCCGCCTCCGCCAGAAATGCGGTCATCGCCTGCCGAATCGTGGCCAACGTCGTCATGTCACATCTCCCTCCTGCCTGACCAGAACGGCCCGCCAATAGATCCGCTCCCGTCCCGCCTCCACGGCGCTCACGTTCCGCACCCCATAGAACCTCTCCCCCTGCTGCAAAACCCAGTCTCCCGGTTGTTCCTCCAGCGGAAGACTTGCCTCTGCCAGGCACAGCACCATTTCCTGCCGGCGCAGGCCCAAATCCGTGGGCACAAACTGCCGCGCCTCCCCCAGCAGAGGACGCAGCACCGCCCGCCCCGTCCCCACGATCTCTCCGTCCCGCCACAGGGTCACCGTCTGGCCATACCGGGCCGCAATGGCTTGAAAACTGCCGGCAAAGCTCATCCCTCCACCTCCAAAAAGGCAAAACACCCGTCCTGTACATAGGGCTCCATCAGCCGCTCCGCCTGGCTTTGTAGGCTCCTGGCACAGGCGTCTCCCGTCCGGTCCTCCCGGGCCCGCACCGTCAGGACAGCGGCGTGGGCTGACTCTGCTCCAAAGCCCCTGTCATTCCTGCCAGCGCCGTCCAGGCACTGGCCACCACCAATAGGTCCTGGCAGTCCTCTTCCGTCACATCCTCCCGTAGGCGCCCCAGCCACTGCTCCAACGCGCCGCCGCACAGGATGGAGAGGACGTTCTCCTCTCCATCCGTCAGTTCCCGTCCGGCAAAGCACAGGGCCACCTCCAACACTGCCTGCCGAGAAATCATCCTTCTTCCCCCGCTGTCCCGATCTGAAGCACCTTAGAGGCCGGCTGAAACACCTTGGCAAATCCAGAAATCGAGGTGATGGCCGCCCGCTCCAGCTGCCGGTCAATGAGCTTGTCATACTCCACCAGCACCTCACTGCCCCGGACCAGCTCTAAGGCATACTGCCTGTCCAAACCAATGATGGTCCCGGAGGGCACCGCGCTGCTTCGGAGCAGGGTGGCCCCCATGGGGGTTACCAGCTTTCCCGTTCCCTGGAAGGCCAGCCCCGCCGTGCTGTCCTGCATCTCCTCCAGCTTGAGGATTTGGGCCATGGCGTCGCCCACCAGCAGGGTATTCATGGTATAGGGGTCAAACTGACTCCAAAAGTCCACCAGCGCGTCATAGCTCAGGGTCCCCGCTGTCCCGGCGATGGGCTTGGTCCCCACGGTGTACTGATCGGCGCCGTTCTTGTTGCCGTCCCCGTTGCAAATCACGTCAATGGCGTCGGCCACATGCATCCGGTTGATGTAGGCGCCGATCTGCCGCAGGGTGACCGAGAACAAATCCAGCCGCTGGAACTGGATGGCCTCATAGGAGGCCACCAGCATCCGGCCCCGCTTGTGCAGCTTCACCAGGTTTTCCTGGGCGCTCACCCGGGTCTCCGGGATCATCGCCCCCTCCGCCACCATTTTCAGGGATTTCTCCTCCTCCGTGGGGGTGGAGGCGATGGAACGGTAATCCATCCCGCTGATCCGGGTTTCCGCCGCTGTCATCAGGGGCAGAATATTGTTCTCCTCCATTCCCTGTCGCACCGCCCGGGCCACATATTCCGGGAAAAGCACCGCCGATTCCCAGCTGGCAAAGAACTTGGACACCACATCGGAGTCCGCCCCCTTCACCTTAATGTCAAACCGTTTCAGCTGCCGCTGAAAGGCATCCAAATGCTCCAGCGGCGTCCCCTTGTACTGCTCCGAGGGGTCACACTTCTCCAGCACCTTGGTAAAGGACCGCCCCGCTTCGCTGTACATCCCCTTGTCCAGCTTCACCGTCTCAAACTGATATGCCATACATCCCGTCTCCTTTCACGCCTCACAGGAACAACCCCATGGTTTTTTCCTCTGTGTTCAGGTTCACCACCAGGCAGGCTCTGCCCGTCTCCCCGGTCTGTTCCGGGCGCAGGCCCCCGGCTCCGTCGGTCACCAGCCGGTTCCACCCCAGCACCGGGGCGGGGGACCCGCTGTACTTCACCCGGACATATCCCCGGATTTGCACCGCGGCGTGATTGTTCCGTTTGTTCAGCACCACGCCCACCGGCGCCACGCCGCCGTTGGCGTTGCGCACGGTGTCATTGCCGTCCATTCCCGCGATGCCTCCGGTGGTCACCGCTACCGCCTTCATGGTTACCACCATGCTTCCCATGCCGCCAAACTCCACACTCATGCTGTTCTCCTCCCTTTCTTCAGATCACAAAGGACCCGTCGTTTGCCTCCGGGCCCGTCTCTCCCCCGTCGTACCGCAGCTGCACCGGCATGGGCAGCTTTTCCTCCAGCCGCCGGGCATAGCAGGCCCGCAGCCGTTCCAGCTCCGGCTCTTCCAGCCTGTCGGCAATGGCCCGCAGGGTCTCACCCCCCAGGCCCTCCTCTGCCAAAAGACCCAGCCGGACCGTCTCCTGCCGCAGCCCGTCCAGGTATCGCCGCCCCATCTCCGCCTGCCGCCGCAGGGCCTTCAGTTCCTCCCGCCAGGGGCCCTCTTGGTCCAGACTCGACAGCAGCTGTTCCAACGTGCCCGCTTCCCGGAAGCCTTTGACCACCCCAGCTCTGGGCTGGGCGGGAACCGCCACAAAGGACCACTCAAAGGCGTCGGTGGGGTCTGCCAGCCGTGCAATGCAGCGTTTGCCCTCATAGGTTCTCCCCTTCACATGGCTGCACAGCCCCCGGTCATGGATGTCATGGCCGCAGATGGAGCACACACACCGGGAGACCGCGCAGCTGACGCTGACCTCCTTCTTGATGCCCCCTGCGATCTCCGCAATCAGCCCCTCGTTCTCCTGGGTCCGCAGCATGTACGCATACCCTTTCAGGTAGCACCCCGGCTCCCCCGCCTCAGAGCGCACCCCCGGTTCCTCCACCAACTCTGTCCGATAAATCCGGGCCCGCTGGTCCCGGGCGCTCCAGTTGTGGTCAAAGATTCCCGTCTTCCCCACAAACAACTCTGCCAGCCGCTCCAAGTCCTTCCGGCTGAAATATTCCTGGTCCCGGTCTGTCTGGTTATCGCACAGGCGCACGGTAAAGAGATAGACCTCCTCCGCCGTCAGGCTGGTGCCGTTTCTCTGGTTCACGATGGCCAGCTCCTCCTCCACGGGGGCTGTTTTCCCCTGGGCCTGGGCCTCCTTGGTCACTGTCTGCATAGGCTTCCTCCTTCTCCTGTTGTCTTTCCTGATCTCTGCTCTCCCGGGCCATCTGTTCCGCCTGCTGCCGGTACAGGGCCGCCCGGGCCTCCTCCACCTGATCCTGCAAGTCAATTTCCTCCCACTCCACTTGGAAGGCGCAGTCCTTTCCATGCATGCGCAGCCACAGCGTACAGATCTTTTCCACCACCGGGGTCAGGGTCCGCCGCAGCGCGGCCAGCTCACTGGTCATAATGTCCGCCTGCTGGCTGCTCATCCGCTCTGTGGAGGACCAGTTCAGCCCCAGCAGGAAGGGAGGAATCCCCGTCTGGGCGATCAGCTGCTCCAGAATCATCCGCACCGGTGCCTGGCAGTCGGGGATGGCGCACTCCGCGCCAATGACCTTGATCTCCACATCCCCCACCGCCACAAAGTCCCGCACAGCCCCGGACCGGGTGCTCTCCATGGCCTCTGCCCACCGCTGGGCCAGCAGCTGGCTTCTCGCCTGCACCCGCCGGTGGTCCAGCGCCTCTTCCCCCGGCTTGTACACCACGGCAAAGCGGACATTGCCCGCCCGTTCCCAGTTGGCGCCCAGGGTCTGATAGATTTTCAGCAGCACCCCCGACAAAAAGGGCAGGCTGTGGAGCAGGGACACCCCGTACGGATGCTCCGGGCTGGGGTGGTACGGGGTAAAGAGCAGCAGCTCCTGGCGAGGCAGCACCTCTGTCCGGCCGTCCGGCCGCCGCAGGGCCAGCAAAACCTCCAGGGGGGAGTCCCCCTCCTTAACCTGGACATCCGACACCCGCCCGCACAGCACAGCGGCAATGTCCCGCCCATCCCGGCTGGGGACAATCTCTCCCACCGCCCGTCCACAGGTGAGCAGGCAGTCCAGGTAGCTGTCCAGGAAAGCCTGGATGCCCTTTTGATTCCACCCCACCGGCACCGTGCGGAGAAAGTGGTTCAGCGCCCGCTCTGCCTCCTTGTCCTGGCAGGTCACCCCCACGCCGCCGGCCAGCCGGACCAGCTTCAGCACCGCCGCGTCCACCACCGGCACCGCCTCCCGAATGGCCCGGTACAGGGAAAACTCCGGCTGGTGCAGG